CCAGGGTCAAAAGAGTTGCTAGACCCCCACCCCCTCCCTATGGGGTGAGTCCGAGGCGACGTGCCCGCCTCTTGTTTGGATTTTTCATTTGGGTTAAGTGGGTGGCCCTTTTCGGGTTGTGCCGTTTTTTAACCAAGTTTTAACCAACTCGGTTACATTGGGGTTATGCGCTACAAAGTGACACAGCATAGCTACCCTGATTCGGATTTGATCACGGCGATGGAACTCAGCCGCATTTGCGGCGTTTCGCCGGCTGCCATTACCAAAGCTCGCGATAGCAACCGCATCGATAGCTACGATAACTCCGAAGGTAAAGAGCGTTATCACCGCATTTACACGCCAAAGCAGTACGCAAAATCCAAGGATCGTCGCCATGTGACCACTCCGACGCGTGGCCAGATGCGGTCTGGATTTGACAACCTGACGGCTCAGGCGGTTGCGCACCGCCCGGAGTTTGATACTGGTGCCGTGCCGCCCGTGATGATGGATGATGACACGCCTTTTGACCTTGGCGATGCGGCGCGTGAGCGTGTCGATTTGGCTCAGGCCAAAGCGATGAAAGAATTTTATCAAGCTCGCCTTGCGAAGTTGCGCACCGCTGAAATGGAAGGCCGCCTTGTGCCGAAGGCTCAGGCTGCAATTGCCGTGTACCAGCTTGGCGCGAATGTCCAAGACAAAATCATGACCATTTACTCGTGGTTGGCACCCGAAATCGTCGGTTACTTCAAGGACCAAATGATTAAGGCTGGAGCCACTCAAGAAATGGTGCTTGCTGCAACCGGCGACGCTGACCATTATGTTGGCGAAAAGATTCGAAAGTCATGCCTTACGGCGTTGAAAGATTTAACCAGCAAGACTGAGGAAAACATTCTTGATGGTTGATGCGGTTGAAATAACGCCTGCATTCAAGGCGAATATTCAGCATGTAACCGACAATCTCTTGTCGGGGCTTCGACCGCCTCCAGAAATGACCATTTCGCAATGGGCCGAAGAAAACCGCATACTTTCCGGAAGCGCATCAAGTGAACCTGGGCGATGGCGCAATGAAAGAACTCCGTACCTTGTCGAAATCATGGACGAGCTCAGCCCGCAAAGCCCGGCTGAAGATGTCGTGTTCATGAAGGGCTCACAGGTTGGCGGCACTGAGGTCTTGATTAATGCGTTATTTTATTACATCAAGCATTGCCCGTCGCCAATCGGCGTTTTTCAGACAACGGAACAGACCGCAAAGCGCTTTTTGAAGCAGCGTGTAACGCCTGCCATCACGGCGATGGGGATGGCGGACCTTTTTTATGGCGACGAAATGTTTCACAAGGAATTCCCGGGCGGGTCCTTGGTTACAGGGTGGTCAAATTCTCCATCAACTCAGCGCTCGGCACCATTCCGCATTGTGTTTTGCGATGAAATTTCGGAGTGGAAAAAAGACTGTGGCGGCCAGGGCGACCCGTGCGAGCTCATCAAACGAAGGACAACCAACTTTCCGCGCAAAAAGAGATTCTGGAACTCCACGCCGGGCATCGATGGTGAATGTCGCGTTACCGAAAAATTCCGCCTTGGCGACCAAAGACATTACCAGGTGCCGTGTCCGCATTGCGGAGCTTTGCACAAGTGGGAATGGGGTAACATCGTTTGGGATCGCGACTCCAACGGGAATCACTTGCCGCATACCGTTCGCATAAAATGCCCGCATTGCGGCGAGGAATACGGCGAGCATTACAAGACGGAATTGATGGCGCAAGGTCAATGGGTTGCCGAAAATCCGAACGGCGCTTATCCAAGCTTCCATCTTAGCGCACTTTATAGCCCGTTGGGCTGGTATTCGTGGGAAAATGCCGTTATAGATTTTATCGAAGCTCAGGGCGATGTAAACAAAATGAAATCGTTCGTGAACAATGTTTTGGGCGAAGCTTGGAGCATTGACGGCGGCATGCAGGTTGACCAGTTTGGACTTATGGACCGCTGCGAAGATTATGGCGCGGAAGTTCCGGATGGTGCTCTTGTTCTCACGGCGGGCGTTGACACCCAGGATGACCGCCTTGAAGTCGAGGTGGTCGGCTGGGGTGTTGGAATGGAATCTTGGGGCATTACTAACAAGGTGCTTGTCGGTGATCCGTCACAGCCTACAGTATGGGAAATGCTTGACAATGTGCTTAAAGCGGGGTATTCCAACACGAACGGCGAACGGATGTATGTGGCGGCGGCTCTCATCGATGCGGGCGGTCACCATACAGACGATGTTTACCGCTTCACGGCTGCAAGGGAGTGGCGCAATGTTTACGCTTGTCAAGGGCGTTCCGGAATTGGCAGGCCCGTTGCCTCACGCCCGCGAAAAACGGACAAGTCAAACGCCGTCGGTGCATCTGTGGTGACTGTTGGCGTCGATACGGCTAAGGACCAGCTTTTTGACTGGCTCACTAAAGAGCGTGTTTGCCCTGGTTATTGCCATTTCCCGCGAAATCAAGAATACGATTCAGAATTTTTTGCACAGATTACCGCCGAAAAGCGCGTCAAGCATTATGTTCGCGGAACGCTCGTTTGGGGCTACAAGAAGACCCGCCCGCGTAACGAGGCTATAGACAAGCGAAACTATGCGCGAGCCGCCGTTGACATACTTGGGCTCGATTTGACCAAAATGGCTGAAAACGGGTATAAGTTCTTGAGGAATGTGTCTGAACCTGTGCAAGTTAGAGGGCGTCGCGTGCTCTCCGGAGGTGTAAGCGTATGAGTACGGTTAAGTGTTCGCTCAAGGATTTGGCGAAAACGCTCGAAAAGGAGCTCCAGAAGGATATCAAGCAGACGAAATTTGCAGCGTCGAAGGCTTTGAACAATGTGGCGTTCAAGGCTCGAACGAATTTGATTACTTCGTATCAGCACAATTTTGTTGTCCGTAATACCAATTTGCCGAAGGCCACGGCGGTCAAGAAAGCGACGAAAGAAAATCTGGTTGCTGAAATCGAGTTCCCGAAAGACTGGATGTACATCAACACGGTTGGCGGTGACAAAAAGTCCGAAAAAAGCAAAGTGCTCATGGTTCCAATCAAGGGCGGCGACCTGAAAGACTTTAGAACATCGAGCGGCAAGATCAAGCAGGGCCAAAGGCCTGCAAGCTTGCTCAAGTACCACAATGCCCACCCGGAAAAGAAGCGCCAAAATGTGGCGAATCCAAAAGCTTTCTTGATGGAAAGCCAAAAGACGGGCCAAACGCTCATTGCCCGCCGTAACAAGGACAACCGAAAGCAAATGGATTGGCTTTATGTCGGTGTACCGGTGGCGAATGTCAAAAAGAAATGGGATTTTAACACCATTGTTGAAAAAACAGCCGATAGAAATCTTTTCAAGGAGTTTGAAAAGGAGTTCCAGAAGGCAATGGAGACGGCGAAATGACTTGTGCCTTAATTCGTTGAAAATGGAGCTCGTTCGTTTAGTTTTGGGTGTATGGCTGGTTATTCCGTAGAATTTTGTCAGCAAATGGTGGACGAGCATAAGCACGCCCTATCTAAAGTGCTTTTAGGCCAAAGTTATTCTATTGGCGGTCGTTCGCTTACTCGCGTAAACTACAAGGAAATTAGCGACGGTTTGAAATATTGGAACGATGAACTTGCAAAAGCCAAAGGCTCTGCAAGCTCTATTCGTAGTCGGAGCGTGATTCTGCATGGCTGATATGTCGTCTTTGATGCCCTGGAAGGGTGCCGATTTTATTGGGGAGGCTTTACGCACTTTCCTTTTTTCGCGTGGCTCTGCTGATGCGGATTTGGCTGGAAGCCGTGACACTCTCGAATATCGTTCCCGCGCTCTTTACCAGAACGCACCTTTGGCGGGTGCCGCCATTGATACGAAGGTTATCAATGTGGTTGGCACGGGGCTTTCTTGCCGTCCGAATCCGAAAACGAAATTTTTGAAAGCCTCGCCTGAAAAGATTAAGGAATTTACTGAAAAGGCCCGTGACCTTTTCGAGCTTTGGGCTGCATCCAAAGATTGCGATGCGGAACGCGATAAAAACTTTTACCAGATGCAAGAGCTTGTCTTAAAGACAAAAGCCATCTGTGGTGACTGCTTTGCGCTCCGTTGCTGGCACAATGTGCCGTCTTCGGCTTTTGGGCTTTGCTACAAGCTGCTCGAAGGCAATCGCTGTCGCAATCCGTTCGGAAAAACTGACACCCGCAAGCTTGCAATGGGTGTGGAAAATGATGAAAATTCGGCGCACATTGCGTACTATTTCACAAAGTACCCGAATTTCGATGTTGGCGGTTGGGATACCTATCAAGAATCTGTGCGCGTGGCCACTTACGATGCTTTCGGCATCCGCAATGTTGTCCATGTTTACAAGGCTGATCGCCCGAACCAGCGTCGCGGCATTCCTTGGCTTGCTCCGGTCATCCCGTTCATCAAGAACCAGGAACGCTTTCAAGAAGCTGTTCTCATCAAGGCAATTGTCCAGTCGCTTTATACTGTCTTTGTCAAGACAAAGAACTCTTCGACTCCAAGCAACTATGTTGGCAATGTGCAGGGTAACAACCGCGTAACTCCGGAAGCTGGAGAGAAGGCGGCGGTCGAGCTCAAGTCTGCAAATGTCGTTGAGCTTGGCGAAAATGAAGAAATCGAGCTTGCAGAATCCAAGAATCCGAATTCCGATTATCGCAACTACATGGAAGAAACGACGACCGAAATTGCGTCGCGCCTAAACATGAGCAGCGAACAGGTCTTGAAGTTCTTCAAGGGTTCTTACAATTCCGTCCGCGCCGCAATCCAGGAATCCAAGAAGATGTTCGACATCGAACGTGCAAATCTCGCTATCGATATGTGCCAGCCGATGTACGAAGCTTTGGTCCATGAATGCGTGATGTTGGGTGTGCTTGACTGTCCGGGTTATGACGATCCGTTACAGCGTATGGCGTGGCTTAACTGCGACTGGATTGGCGACGCTCCGGTAATGCTTGACCCGCTGAAGGAAACGACGGCGCTCAAGATGCAGGTTGATGAGCATTTCAAGACGCGCTCTCAGGCGGTGCTCGAAACGAATGGCGGTGAATACCGCAAGAATGTCGAAGAGCTTGCAGAAGAAGCCAAGTGGCGTGAAGAAAACGGCGTTGCTGAACCTGGTGCCGTTAATCGTTCTGTGTCCGTTTCGGAGGCAAAACAGATTATCGACGATACGGAAGATGAACCCGAAGGCTCGAAAAATTAGCGTGTTTGACTTGTGCCAAAAATCGTTTTTTAAACAAGTGCGTTGAATAATTTTATCACAAATGGATAAGAAATTATTGAAAATCTTTTCTGAAAAGTGGGCAATAATGCCGACGGAAATCGAGAACATCTGTTCTTCCGATTTTGGCGACCCTGCTTGGAAAGATTCTAACGAGCCGAACCACAAGAATAATGTTGATATTCGCGACGGCATTGCCATTTTGCACATTGACGGCGCTTTGACTTACCGCTCGAATGTTTGGAAGGCGATTTTTGGAATGGATACTTATGATTCCATTGCCAATGCCTTTAATGAAATCATTGCAAACGATGATGTAAAGGGCGTTGTTCTTTCTATCGATTCTCCGGGCGGTATTCTTAGCGGTGTTTCTGACCTTGCAGAACTTATCTACAAGAACCGTGGAACAAAGGAATGCGGCATTGTCGCGCATTCCGCTGGCAGAATGTGTTCCGCTGCCTACTGGATTGCTTCGGCTTGCGAACAAGTGATTGTTTCGAGCGTTGGCGAGGCTGGTTCTATTGGCGTTCAGGCTGTTGTAAA